GACCGAAGCGGGCCTGTATCGCGGCCCAGCGCTGAATGCGCAGGTGGGGACGTTTGTCCTGACTGGGCAGATTGCCGACCTGAATGTGTTGGATGTGTTCGAGTTGCTTGCTGAAACAGGCAGCTACTCGGGAGGCGGCCAAGCCGTCAGCCTTCAGCGCAGCAAAGCGGTCCAAGCAGCGCCAGGCGACTACAGCGGAACTGGGCAATCGGCGCAGGTGCAGCGACAGCGGAAATTACCGGGTGACAGCGTTGCTGTGGCTTTTTCGGGGCAGGGTGCTGCACTGGCCAAAGGTCGGGTGCTGCAGCTGCAGACAGGCAGTTTTGACCTTGCCGGTGGGATTGCCCACGTATTGCACAACCGCAACCTCAATACTGGTTTTGGCAGCTACGGCTGGCAAGAACAGTTGGCCCAACTGCTTTACGGGCGCCTGGTGCTTTCGGCGACGGGTGCTTATTCGATCCAGGGTCAGGACAGCAGCTCTCTAGTGGCTGTGGCCTTTGAACTGGTCAACCCTTACGCAGTTCATGCGTCCGCCAGGCCGCGCCACACCCGGGAGCGTCGTCCCACGTTCTTTCACCAATCCCCGCGTTCGCGGGTCATTCATGAAGCCGTTCAATGAGCATCACGTTGGAAAAGTTTGCAGGCGAATCGATCCTGTTCGATTTGGACTGCACGGACAACCTGGCGCCCGATGAAACGATCGTGGGCACGCCGTCCATGGCGTTTTATCCGGCACTGACCGGCCCGGACGCCTTGGTCTTTGGCTCGCCCGTCATCAATGAAGCGGCCATCCGCTACCTGGACGGCAAGGTGGGCAAGGTCGGCGGAGTCATTCAGGTGCGCATCAGCGGCGGCACATCCACCAATGCCACCACGCCTCGGCTTTACAGCGTGTTGGCCACGTTTTCGACCTCTACGGGCAACACCTTGGTGGCCCGCATGAAGTTGTCGATCCTGAGCAACCAATAAGGCAGCACATGGCAAGTTTCTGGAAAAACCTCACCGGGATGGTCCGCAAAAGCGCGGCCTCGCCCGACTGGGGCACCTTGGAGCGGTACCTGAGCTGGGCTTATGGCGGTGGCACGGCTTCCAGCGGGGTGGTAGTCACCGCGCAGACAGCCATGCAAAGCGCTGCCGTCTACTCCAGCGTCAAAGTGTTGGCCGAATCGATTGGCATGCTGCCACTCAACCTTTACCGCAAGGAGGCCAACGGCTCGCGCACCTTGATGGCCGATCACCCTTTGCATGCCCTGATCCACGATCAGCCCAATGACTGGATGACCAGTGTGGAGTTCTGGGAAATGATGGTCATTTCTCTGAACCTGCGCGGCAACGCCTTCGCTTACGTCAACCGCAACCGCTCGGGCCAGGTGGTGGAGCTGCTGCCGCTGCACCCAGACATGGTTCGGGTGGAGATGGGCACCGATTACCAACTGCTGTACGAGGTCACCATGCCCGATGGCAGCCTGCAGCGCTTTGGCCCGGGCGACATCTTTCATGTGCGTGGTCTCACGCTCAACGGCTGGCAGGGCATCAGTCCCATTGCCTATGCCCGCGAGAGCATCGGGCTGGCGCTGGCCACCGAGAAATTCGGCGGGCAGCTCTTCAAAAACGGCGCCAAGATGGGCGGCGTGCTAGAGCACCCCGGTAAGCTCTCCAAAGAGTCCTACGAGCGCATCAAAACCAGCTTCGACGAGGCCCATTCCGGCGACAACGCCCACAAAACGGCGCTGCTGGAAGAGGGCATGAAGTTCTCGCGGATTTCGCTCTCGGCCAACGATTCCCAGTTCCTGGAAACCCGCAAATACCAGCGCAGCGAGATCGCGGCCATCTTTCGGGTGCCACCACACATGATCGGCGACCTGGAAAAAGCCACCTTCAGCAACATCGAGCAGCAGTCGCTCGAATTCGTCAATTACTCGCTCATGCCCTGGCTGGTGCGCATCGAAAAGGCCATCAAGCGTGACCTGCTGCGGCCTGCGGAGCGCAAAAACCTGACCGCCAAGTTCAACGTCTCGGGCCTGCTGCGCGGCGACGCCAACGCCCGCAGTGCCCTGTACCACAACGGCATTTTGGACGGCTGGATGACCCGCAACGAGGCCCGCGCCGCTGAAAGCGAGCTGCGCATCGTGCTCAACCCGATCGAGGGCCTGGATTTGCCCCTGATCCCGCTGAACATGGAAGACGGCACCCGCCCGCCCGAGCCCGACGAGCCCGAATCCAACCCCGAGCCGAACCCGGCCCCGGACGAATCCCCCAACGACGACCCCCAGTGAGGAGCCGGATGTACCACCTCGACAAACCCTTTGAGATCAAAGATGTCACAGCCAATGGAACTTTTGCTGGCTATGGCAGCGTCTACGGCAATATCGATCAAGGCGATGACATCGTTGCCCCTGGCGCCTTTGCCGAATCTCTCAAGTCCCACGCCGCCAAAGGCCGCATGCCTGCCTTGCTGTGGCAGCACAAGCAATCCGAGCCCATCGGCACCTTCACCGCCATGCGGGAAGACGACCATGGCCTCTATGTGGAGGGCAAATTGGCCCTCAAGACCCAACGCGGCGCCGAAGCCTACGAGCTGATGCAGATGAAGGCTCTGAGCGGCATGAGCATCGGCTTTCAGAGCCAGGAAGACACCTTCGACCGCAAAAGTGGCATCCGCACCATCACCAAGGGTGAGCTGTGGGAGGTCTCGCTGGTTACCTTCCCCATGAATGACGCCGCCCGCGTCATGCACATCAAATCCATCGACGACATCGTCGATTTCAAGAGTGCCGAGAGGCTCCTGCGCGATGCAGGTGGCTTTTCTCGCTCCGAAGCCGTGGCACTTGTGTCGCGCATCAAGAGTCTGGCCCAGAGCGAATCTGTGGACGAAGACGAAACCCGGCAACTGATCAAGGCGCTCACGCACCGCACTCAGCTGCTGACCCCGTAAGCAGTCCCTGCAAACACCCACCCAACCCGCCTTGAGCGGGTTTTTTCATTTCTGGAGCACCCACATGAGTAAAGAAATCCTGGACGCCATCGAGCAATCCAATCGCGCCTTTGAAGAGTTCAAGAAGGTCAACGACCAACGCCTCGAAGAACTCAAGACCGGCGGCGCCACCGCTGACATGCAGGCCAAGATGGCCGCCATCCAGTCCGACATGGCCGAGCAAAAGCGGCTGATCGAGGACATGGAGGCCAAAGCCAAGCGCCCGCACTTTGGCCTGGACGGCAAAGAGGTCAACCAAGCCGAAGCCGAGCACAAGCAGGCCTTCAACAGCTTCATGCGCAAAGGCAAAGTCGATGGCCTGGCCGATCTGGAGTCCAAGGCCTACGCCTGGAGCACCAACAGCGGCGCCGACGGTGGCTATGCCGTGCCCAAAGTCATCGATTCGATGATCGACGAACTGGCTGTCAACGTCAGCCCCATGCGCTCTCTGGCCACGGTGATCCAGATCAGCACGCCCGAGTACCACAAGCTGGTCAACAAGCACGGCACAGCTTCCGGCTGGGTCGGTGAGACGGACGCCCGCCCGGCGACCGCCACCTCGGTGCTGGCCGACATCAAGCCCACCATGGGCGAGCTGTACGCCAACCCGCAAGCCACCCAGCAGATGCTCGACGATGTCTTCTTCAATGCCGAGCAGTGGCTCGCCAGCGAAGTGGCCACCGAGTTTGCCCGCGCCGAGGGTGCCGCCTTCATCACCGGCGACGGCACCAACAAGCCCACCGGCTTCCTGGCTGGCGCCACCGCCGCCACGGCAGACGGCTCCCGCGCCTTCGGCACGATCGAGCACATCGCCACCGGCACCTCGGGCGCCTTCAAAACCCTTTCGGCCACCGTCAACCCCGCCGACGACCTGTTCACCGTGGTGAGCAAGATGAAGGCGGCCTACCGTGCGGGCTGCTCCTGGGTCACCAACAAGGCGCTCCTCTTTGAAATCATGTCTTTCAAGGACTACCAGGGCCGCTACGTCTTCAATCCGACCACCGCGCCGGGTGTGGCCGACACCATCCTGGGCTACCCGGTGGTGGAAGCCGAAGACATCGCCGCCAAAGGCGCCAACAGCCTGTCGCTGGCTTTCGGCAACTTCCGTCAGGGCTACCTGATCGTGGACCGCATCGGCACCCGTGTCGTGCGCGACCCCTTCAGCAACAAGCCCTACATCGGCTTCTACACCACCAAGCGAGTCGGTGGTGCTCTGATCAACAGCGAAGCCATCAAGGTCCTGAAGTTCTCGGCTTCTTGATGACCTGACCCCCGGGCGCCTGGTGCGCCCTGGGGTTTTTCTTTGGAGAGTTCCCCATGAAAAACGTCCTGTTTTTGCAAGATTTCGGCCCCCACAAGGCGGGCGAGCATGTGATGGCCGAGGACCAGGTGGCCTGTGACGCCATCGCCTGCGGCGCAGCAGTGCCCAGCGTGGAGGCGGTCCCTGTGCCTGCCCCCGTGGCCACCAAGGCCGAGGCCAAGTAATGCCCAGTTTGCTGATCACTGCGCCCACGGCGGAGCCGGTCACCCTGGCCGAGGCCAAACTGCACCTGCGGGTCGATGACAACGCCGATGACGTGCTCATTGGCGCCTTGATCACGGCAGCACGCCAGCACGCCGAGCACGACACCCGCCGGGCGCTGGTCACGCAGACCTGGAAGCTGGTGCTCGATGCCTTTCCCGAGAGCGTGATCACGCTCGACCGGGCGCCGGTGTCGGCAGTGGTCTCGGTGGTCTACACCGACCCCGACGGCGTGAGCCAGACCCTGGCGCCCGGCGGCTACCAGTTGGACGACATCACCGAACCGTGCCGCCTGGTGCCCGCCTACGGCAGCAGCTGGCCCGCCACCCGAGCGCAGCTCAACGCGGTGGCCGTGACCTACACCTGTGGCTATGGCGCCCCCGAGGCGGTGCCCGAGTCGATCAAGCGCTGGATGCTGCTGCGCATCGGCGCCCTCTACGAAAACCGCGAAGAGGTGCTGACGGGCCGCGCCATCACCCTGGCGCCGCTGCCGTTCGTGGACGCGCTGCTGGCGCCATACCGATTGCTGGAGTATTGAGATGCAGGCCGGTTCCTTGAGCAAAGTGGTGGTCCTGCAGCGCCGCGATGAGCAGCGCGACTCCCACGGGGCGCAAGTGGCCAGCTGGAGTGATGTGGCCGAGCTGCGCTGCGCAATCATCCCGCTCACAGGCCGCGAAGTGCTGGCCGCGCAGGCCTATTCGGCCCAGCTCACCCACCAGATCGTGCTGCGCTATTCGAGCCGCTTTTCCCAGCCGCTGGAATTGCCCAAGCTGCGCCTGCTGTACGGCACCCGGGTGTTCAACATCCAGGCCGCTATCAACGAGGACGAAGACAACCGCCAGGTCACGCTGCTGGTCTCGGAGGGCTTGAACGATGGCTGAACTGGTCCATGTTCACGGCTTGACCGAACTCAAGCGCGCCCTGCAGGCCTTGCCCAAGAACATCCAGCGCAACGTGCTGCGGGCCTCCGTCAATGCGGGCGCCCGCGTGGTGCGCGACCAGGCCCGGGTCAACGCGCCCATGCTGCACGAGGCGCTGCCCAAGCACCAGCCACCCGGCACCCTCAAGCGCTCCATCGTCACGGCCTACATCCCCGAAAAATCCAACGCCCAGCAGGCCACCTATTTCGTGACCGTGCGCCAGGGCAAGAAATACCGGGGGCAGGGCAAACGTCAGAACAAGTCGCAAGACGCCTTCTATGGCGCCTGGGTGGAGTTGGGCCACCACTACGTGGCCCCCAAGCCCCGCGGCACCACCTGGAAGCGCCACCGCGAGCACCAGCACGCCACTGGGGTGTTCGTGCCGCCGCACCCCTTCCTGCGTCCGGCCTATGAGGCCAAGAAATACCAGTCGGTGCAGGCAATCCGCGAGTACCTGCTGCAGCGCCTGCCGCGAGAAGTTGAAAAGGTCCGACGCTCATGACCATGCAGGAATCGTTTGTGGCCCTGGTGCAAAACTCCACCGAGGCCGAGGAGCGGGTCTATCCCCAAATCGCCCCCGACAACGTGCAGCGCCCGTACATCGTCTACCAGTGCGTGACCGTCAACGCGGAAACCGTGCTGGCTGGGCGCACCGACCTCACCAATACCCGATTACAGGTAGATGTCTATGCAAGCACCTACGCGCAGGCGCAGCAGATCGCCGCCGCTGTGGCCACTCTGATGGATGGCTGGGCACTGCAAAACGTGCCGATCCTGGCCCAAGACATCTACGAGAGCGACGTGAAGCTCCACCGCGTGATGACGGATTACTCGATCTGGCACCACTGACCAACTCATCCCCCACCAACCCGCCTTGAGCGGGTTTTTTTCGCCCCCTCCACCCGCCTCGTGCGGGTTTTTTCATTTCTGGAGCACCAAATGACTTCCACTGCAATCTCTGCGCAGGGCAGCGTTCTGTCTATCGGCACCGGTTCGGGCGCCGCCAAGACGATCTCGGGCATCAGCCTGGGCAACCCCACCATCATCACTGCCACCGCCCACGGCTTTGCCAATGGCGATGTGGTGACCCTGGCGGGCCTGACCGGGGCGGATGCCACCGTGCTCAACGGCCAGACGGTGAGCGTGCGCAACGTCACCACCAACACCTTCGCGGTCTACATCGACACCACCGGCAAGACCATCACTGCAGCGGGTACGGCCACCTCGGTGACGTTCACCCCGATCGTCAACGTGCGCAGCTTCAGCGGCTTCGACGGCGCTGCCAGCGAAATCGATGTGACCAACCTGTCGAGCGTGGCCAAAGAGTTTGTGCTCGGCCTGGTCGATTCGGGTCAGTTCACCTTCGAGATCGATTACGACTCCGACAGTGCAGGCCATGTGGCGCTGCGCTCCAAGCAGGTCTCGGGCGTGCTTTCCAACTTCAAGATGCAGCTGCCCGACGCCACCGTGATCACCTTCAACGCCTACGTCAAGAAGTTCAGCCTGGCGGGCGGGGTCGATGCGGTGGTGCGCTCCTCGGTTGACCTGCGCATCTCCGGCGCTGTCACCGGTCTGTGAGGAGTAGCCCCATGATCTTGACCAAAGACCAAATCCTGGAAGCCAACGACCTGCAAAACCAGCCGGTGCAGGTGCCCGAGTGGGGCGGCACGGTCTACGTGCGCTCCATGACCGGCGCCGACCGCGACGCCTTCGAGGCCAGCATGGTCACCGTCAACCCCGACGGCAGCCGCACCCCGGACATGCGCAACCTGCGCGCCAAACTGGTGGCGCTCACGCTGGTCGATGAGGCGGGCAACCGCCTCTTTGACATGATCGACATCCCGCGCCTGGCCCTCAAGTCCGCAGCCGCTCTGGAGCGGGTGTTCGAGGCGGCGCAGCGTCTGAATGGCCTGGGTGCCAAGGCCGAGGATGAAGCCGTAAAAAACTGATCGGCCGGCCAGAGCGGAGGTTTTACTTTCGCTTGGCGCTGGCCCTCGGCATGACGGTGCGCCAGCTGCTCGCGCAGACCTCCAGCCAGGAGCTGTGCGAGTGGCGAGCGTTTTACAGCCTGGAGCCCTTTGGCGACCTGGTGGCCGATCAACGCCATGGCATTGGCCAGGCGCTGGCGGCCAACCTGCAACGCGACGCCAAACGCCGCCCCGAGCCCTATGTGCCCGAGGACTTCATCCCCTGGCATGAAAAACACCGCCGCCAGAACCCGCGCACAGACGGCAAGTTGCTCAGCGACCCGAAGGCGCAGTCAGCCCTCATCAAGTCGCTTTTCCGCAAAAAGAGCTGATCCCCTAAGAAGCACCCACCATGGCTACTCTCGGTTCCGTTGTCGTTGAAATGTCGGCCAGCACGGCCAAGTTCGAGTCGGACTTGGGCCGGGCCGCGCAGATGGCCGAGCGCCACATGGCGCAAATCGACCGGGCTGTGGCCATGGTCAAGACCGGGCTGCAGACGCTGGGGGTGGCCGGCTCCCTCGGGGTTGCCCTTGACCAGGTCAAAAGCAAGATCGAGGGCGCCATCCGCATGGCCGCTGAGATGGACGATCTGGCCGAGAAAACCGGCAGCACGGTGGAAATCCTCTCGGGCCTGGGCTCGGTGGCCAAGCTCTCCAACACCGACATCGACTCCCTGGCCACGGGGCTGCAGCGCCTCTCGCGCTCGGTGGTCGATGCCCAAAACGGGGGCAAGCAAACCAGCGCCGCCTTCCGCGCTTTGGGCATCTCGATCGAATCGCTCAAGGGCCTGGGTCCCGACGAGGTGTTTCTGCGCATGGCCGAGCAGATGAACAAGTACCGCGACGGGGTGGAGAAAACCACCATCGCGCAGGTGCTGATGGGCCGCAGCGGCGCCAATCTGCTCTCCGTGGTCAAGGACCTGGCCGTGGCAGGCGACTACCAGGTGCGGGTGACAAGCGCGCAAGCGGCAGCGGCTGATGAGCTGCAAAAGAACCTGGTGCGCCTGGAACTGGTCAACAACGCCATTTTCAAATCGGTGGCCATGGAGTTGGTGCCGGTCTTCAACGACCTGCTGACCACCTTGCTCAAGCTGCAAAACGCCCCGGGGGGCGTGCGCCAGTCGATGCAAGCCCTGGCCAATGACCACTCGATCCGGTCTTGGGGCCAAGAGACCGCCATGGTGATTGCCATCGTGGCCGAAGCGGTGATCGGGGTGGCCAAGGTGATCCACGCCCTGAGCGGCAGCGTGGCGGTCATGATCGCCGACTCGGCTACTGGCATCGCCTATGCCAAAAAACTGTGGGGCGATGTCAAAACCTTCGGCTCGGGGGACGACAAAGAACTGCAAGCGGCCCTGGAGACCCGCGCCCGGGTCCTGGCCGTCGCCAATGAGCGTTACGCCGCGCTGCTCAAGGATGGCACCAGCCTGAGCACCGCGCTGCGCCAGCAGTTCGCCCAGACCAACCAGCCCGCTCCTGGTCCGACCCCCTCGGCCAAGCCCGCGTTGCCCTCGCCGGACATCTCCGCGCTGGGCAACCAGAACAAGTTCCGTGACGATCCCTTCAAGAAAATCCTGGAAGGGCAGATCAAGGCGCTGGAAGACGCGATTGCTGCCGAAGGCAAGCTGCTCAAGAGCCGCGAGCAGATGCTGGATTTCGCCTATGGGCTCGAATACCTGACGCTGCGCGAAGCCGAAACCCGCAAGCAGACGCTCCTGGCCGACAACCTGGCCACCGTGCGGGCCGCCTACGACGAAGAAATTCGCCTGGCGCAAGAGGCCATGGCCCGCCGAGGCGCCACGCAGGTGCAGATCGCTGAGGCCAGCAATCGGGCCGAGGAGGCCATGCGCAAGCGCACGGCAGCTGAGATCGAGGCCAACAAGGCCATCGTCGATTCCCAGCTCAAGCTGCTCTCGGTACAGGCTCGCTTTGACCTGGCCACCCGTGAGCGTGCCCGCCTGGCCGAGGTGGACAACGCCAATGCTTTGTTTGCCATCTCGCTGCTGGGTAAGACCACGCTGGAGGTGCTCAAGCTCTCGGCAGCCCGTCAGATCGAGCTGGACCTGGAAGAGCGCATCCGGCAGCTGCGCAAGCAAGACCCGCAGGCAGACACCTCCGAGGCGGTGGCCAATGCCGCCATCCAGACTGCTAAGGCCACCTCCCTGATCGAGTTGGCTTATCAACGCCAGCGCGAAGCCATCTTTGGGGCTTCGGAGGCGGTGCGCAAATACCAAGAGGACGCCACCAACGCGGCCATGCAGGTGGAAAACGCCATGACGCGGGCGTTTCAGGGCATGGAAGACGCCCTGGTGCGCTTTGTTACCACCGGCAAGCTGTCGTTCACCGACTTGGCCA